GTCAAGCGGCACTAGCGCGATACTGGCGCGAAACAGAGCGACATATTCAGCGCGTTTGCAGATTTCAGCGCTCCATGTCCGCGCCAGAGTGGTCGGAGAAAGTCCGGCGCATGGAGGGAGGCAGGCGCTACCGTTTCGACTTTGCGCCCTACCAGCGGGAAATGATGGAAACGCCCTATCGCAAAGACGTGCAAATGACCGTTTACCAGCTTGCCTCCCGGATGGGGAAAACGGAAGTGGTTATGAACGTCATAGGGCACGGAATCGCCGAGGAACAACGGAAAATCCTCGTGATGTATCCCGTTGCCGACGATGCCGAGAAATGGTCGAAAGAGACCTTGATGCAGCAAACGGTTGACCCTACGCCGGAGCTTGCGCGATTGATTGGAGACGGCGAGGGGCGGAGATTGACCGGAAACACGATCCTTCACAAGCAATTCCCCGGTGGAATGCTCGCGGCTTTTGGTTCCAATGCTCCCGGCAAGATCCGGCGCGCAAAGGGGAACCTCCTTTTTGCGGACGAAATAGACGCCATCAAACAGAATGAAGCGGATGAAGGCGACCCGCTGGAAATCTTTTGGGTTCGCGGCTCGGAGTATCCAGACACGATCAAAATTGCGGCGAGCTATCCGAGCGTGAAGGGAAAGAGCAAGATTGAATCCCTGATGCTGCAATCGGATTGGCGCGTCTGGTTTGTTCCATGTCCCCATTGCGGACATGAGTTCGTTCTCCACCGCAAGCAACTCAAATACGACAGGGACAAGCCGGAAAGCGCTTGGATTGAGTGCCCCGACAAGGGCTGTCACATTTCCGACGCTGAACGAATGGAGATGATTCGGCATGGGGAATGGAGGGCGACGCGGCCATTTAACGGGATTGCGGGGTTTCACGGGTCGCGCATGATGTCGCCTCACCCGCCTCAAAAGGGCTACGAAAGTCACCTTCATTGGGCGGCGGTCGAGGAAATGAAGATCGAGGCGGCAGACAACCGCGAGAAGGCAAAGCGGGTTCTCGTCAACACGTTCGACGCGGAAACCTACCAGCCGCCCGAGGAAGAAAAGCCCGACCCGGCAGGGTTGGCTATGGAGGCTTACGACTACCTCGAAAGGGTCACGGAGAACCAACTCAAGGTTCCCGCTGGCGTGCTCGTTGTGACCGGAGGCGGCGACGTTCAAGGGGATCGCATCGAGTTTGAATTTGTGGGGCATGGGTTGAACGGGCAAACCTGGGGTCTTGGCTATCACGTTCTCCCCGGCAACACGCTTGAGCCCGAGGTGTGGCAAAAGCTGGATCATCTCCTGCAATCCGAATTTCTCCACCCGTGCGGGAAGGTTTTGCGGGCGGCGTTTACATTCATTGACTCGAAATACAGGCAGGCTCAAGTCTTGGCATTCACAAAGCCGCGACAAGCTCGCCGCGTTTTCGCCGTCTTTGGTTCAACGACGCTGGGAAAGCCGATTCTTTCGGAGCCGAAGCGGCAGAAGCGGGGAACGCTTTACGAAATCGGAACGCATGAGGCAAAGTCGGCCATTTACCAAAATGCAGCGCTTCGCCGTGACCGTCGCGGATCTGAGTTCCCGGCTAACTACATGCACTATCCGCTTGGACACGGCTACACGGTCGAATATTTCCAGCGCCTTCTCATCGAGGAAGTCAGCCTAAAGAAAGCCACGGACGGCAATTTCTATGAGTTTTTCGAAAAGAAAGACAAGCGAGACCGCAACGAACCGCTAGACGTTCGCGTCTACAACCTCGCCGCGATCAAGATTAAGCTTGTTAAGTTCGCCACAATTGCCGCAAACTTCGCCGAATATGCCGGAAAGAACGAACCGGATAGGGGCAAAGAGCGCGAATATAAGCTCAATTTCATCGAGGATTAGCCAAAACAACCTTGAAATCGGGATTCGTTTTGTGGAGTGGGTCGCATGGCCTCACTTCCGACAAGCGCTTACTGCGGCGAATCGCTCGCATTTACCGAGACTGTCGCCAGCGGATCAACTGGGAACGCCGTCTTGCGACACGTAGACAGTGGCACCTTGATTAGCGTTGCTCTGTCAGTTTCCTCGACAACCGCAACCGCGACGTTTCCGCCCGAAAAAACCGCGACTTTGCCGGGAGGGATTTACACCGTTTCGCTTGTCCTTGATGTCGCCGGAGATCGCGTGATTTCAAAGCTCGGGACAATCAAGCTACTCGACCCGCCAGACCGCGCTCCGGCTGAATCTCACGCGCGGAAGATGGTGAGGATGCTTGAGGCACACATTGAGGGCCGAATCAGTGACGATGGCGGCAGGGGTCAAGAATCCTACACGGTCGGAGGCATCCCGATAACCAAGATCCCAATTCCAGAGGCGCGGAACCTTCTCACTAAATACAAAGCGGAGCTTGAGGCGGAAGTCAAAAAAGCCCGCGCCGCCGCTGGACTCTCTACCGGCGCAACCGTTTACACCAGATTTGAATGAAACCTCTCCTTTACGGCCCAAACGGGAAGCCTGTAAGCTCCCGCAATTTCGACGCGGCTAAGGGCTCGCGACATACTGCCGATTGGGTCACGAATAGCGGCCCCGCAGATCAGGCGATTAAGCAGGACGCGAAATCGCTTCGTGATCGGGCTCGGGATGCGGAGCGTAATGACGGTTACGTTGAGGGCGCTTTGATGGCGCTGGAATCCAACGTCATCGGGCAACACGGGATTAGGATGAAAAGCCTTGCCCGACGCGCTGACGCTAGAAGCAAAAAGGGACTTTCGACAAGTCCAGATGTCGCCGCCCGGGCAAAGATTGAGGAGGCATGGGAGGATTTCTCAAAACGCGGCAACTTCGATGTCACCCGCCAATACTCCCGTTCAGCCTTTGAGCGCATCGCCCTACGTTCCGCCGCTCGGGATGGCGGATACCTCTCCCGCCTAGTTGAAGGCTTCCCGAAAAACGATTTCCGCTTTGCCGTTCAGGGGATGGAAATCGACGCTCTCGACCCGCACAAGCGGGACGATGTGAAGCGCGTCTACATGGGCGTGGAGTTCGACGAATGGGACGCCCCAGAAGGCTACCACTTGCGGAAAATCGACGCCAAATCGGGGCGCTACACCCGCGAAACGTTCCGGGTTGATGCGGAGAACATGATTCATTTGTTCCTGGCCCGTCGCATCAATCAGTCGCAGGGTTATTCCTGGCTGTCTAATGCGCTCCTGCGGCTCCGGCACTTGAGCAAGACGGAAGAGTCTCACGTCATCGCCTCGCGCGTCTCAGCGAACAAATTAGGGTTCTTTAAGCAGACCGGAGAGGGTGAATACACGGGAGATGAGGACGACGACGGAAAAATCGTGACGCCATCCTCTCCGGGATCGTTTGAAAAGCTCCCACTTGGGGTTGAGGCGCAAATGATCGACCCCGCTTATCCAAACACGGCGCTTCCCGAGTTCCGAAAGGCAATCTTGCGCGGCATCTCGCCGGGGATCTACGTCAATTATAACACGTGGGCTCAAGACCTTGAGGGCGTGTCTTACTCGTCAATCCGTCAGGGTGTCTTGTCGGAGCGTGACATTTACAAGATCCTTCACGCGTGGTTTATCGACTCTTTCGAGGCTCCGCTGTTTGAACGCTGGCTGAAAATGGCGCTTCTGACGGGCAAGATTGAAGGCTATACGCTTCTCGACTTTGACCGGCTTTCGCACGTGGAGTTTAGTGGCAGAACTTGGACTTGGGTCGATCCAACGAAAGATATAGAGGCGTCCGAGCGCGAGATTGCCCTTTCGATCAACTCGCGGCAACGCATCGCAAGAGAGCGCGGCCTTGATTTTGAGAAGATCACCAAGGAGAACGAAGAGGACAACGCGAAGCTGGAGGCGGCGGGGCTGGAAACGGCTATCGGGAAACAGGCTCAGGCGGCTCCCACTCCGGTTGCTGCGGAGTGAGTTTTGCGAGCGCGTCAATAACCGGCCCCGGCTTTGATCTTAGAGCGGCTTTTGTCTCGGGCTTGACCCAACATTGCAATCGGACTTTGCCGGATGGTTTGCGACCGGCTCCGGGGCGTTTGCCGCCGCGTGGTTTTTTGGTCATGCGGGTTCTTGCGATTTTCCGATTGCCCGGAGGAATGCCTCCGCGCGTTGGCGGGCAGTTGCGTGCGGATCTTCCTCAAAATGATTCAGGTAAATCTGCCAAATTGAGAAGTCATTCCAATATGGGGGGCGCAGCATTTTCTCCGCCTCATGCATCGCGTTTAGGTCGGAGGCATAAGGGGGCAGGTCGTGCTTTGACCAAGCGGTGGGGTGAATCGGATGAGCCCAAAAATCTACGTCCCCCGATTCAGATGTTGATTCATGGTAACGCCATCCACAGGCTTCGGCGATTGCGAGGTTGATTTCTGTATCCGTCATAATTTTATCTTTTAGAATTGAGTTTTTAGCCTTCGCTGCAAATTTCACATTTCTCTAAAGGCAAATCCCAAACAGGGTTGGCGGCGATTAATTTAAGCTGGCAACCCCTGCCAATGACACTGTCAGCGCATGACCGGCAAACAAAGCCCGCTACCCACCCCCATCCAAGTGGGCCGGATTCTGTCTCTCATACACACCTACCCCTGCCGCCAACCCC